ATAAGCGTAAATATAACGGTTTATAACCGCTTCCTTTACGTAATACTGAGACGGAATCACCGAACGGAAAAACGATCCACCTTCGTGTACAAAGCGTTCATAAGAATTGTAATGAAGAACTGCACCGGCCAATGGTTCTGAATACGACTGCTGAAAGCCCGGTTGAATTTGCCAATTGTTCGCCTGTGCTGGCAATAGGATGGCATCAGGCCACCAGGGAATCGTACAAGGATTCGGCAATGGTGGAGGACCACCCACCGGTTGAGATACCGGTGTTGGATACAAATCGCGTGTAAACAGGAAATACGCATTATAAATCGCCGCCTCGGGTCGTTGAAATACCCATATCAATTCCTTGGTAGGATTTGAATATGGAACATCTAAATGAAACTCTGTCTGATTGAGAGTCTGTTCTACAGGAACGGCAAAATGTTGTTCCACTTGATAAGTCAATTCCGCTGTTCGGAATCCTATCGCCTCTGGCTCCTCCAACGAAATATACTCAATCATCATATACGCTGCGGTCGGCGAGAAACGCAACGGCATCGTAACACCTGGTATAAAACCACCCGTAACAGGGCTGGTACCCATTTTAGCGTTCATTGTATATACCGGTCCTGTTGGTCCAGAGGCAGGATTTGTCTGCCAGAAAGGGGAACCCGTTAGTTGGAGCATCGGATTAAATGGTGGTGTATAGGCCGGTGTATTAGAGAGACCAATTGTAAGCGGATTTGCACGTGCCTCGGTATATACTAAATTATTAATCGGTTGAAAGGTAACATGTATTCTAACAATATCATTGGCGAGTGCCTGAATTGGGAGCGCGTGCGAATGAATGCCTGGTCGTGAAAACCAGAACGGTATCGGAATATAAACTTTGGTTGGAATTGGAGTGAGATAAGTTGTGTTCGTATAACCGTAGGCGGTGCGTTTTATCATAAAATTCTTCGCTAGCGCCGATTCAGTCGTTTCGTACAATTCGTCTAAAATCTCCAAGAGTCGCCCGTCCAGCGTTTCTACAATTTCACCACCGATTTCCAGTTCCACCTGTTGAATCATCGCATGCCCTAAACTATTCGTCCAACCGAAGAGCGGGCCTAGAAAATTGCCTAAATTATTCGGGTCAATCGCTGCGATTGTTGGATCGCCGTTTGCAATCTGAATCGCACGCAGTTGTTGAGTATAAATATCAGGCATCTCAACCACCACCATCACCCCGTTTATCAACTCACCAATCATAGGGAGGGTGACGCTAACACGTTGGCCGAACTCGGGCGCACCATCAAATTCTACTTTATTCCATTGTGCGGCCCATCGTGTAGTCTTATTAATAACATGTACGAACTGATGTATGTCTGGGTTTCCTCTTGAGATCAGACGTGAATCAGCCAGACCCGTACTAACTAGGGTTAGGCTATTTGCCGGTGTCGCAGCCATCCTTGTTATGTAGGGTTAATTTATGAACGCTTAGACCGGTCCTCTCGTAGAGAGGGTGTCGTTTGGATTAACAATAAGAGTATCTCCAGCTGATACAATATCAGGTAAATATGTCATTATTGAGTGCTTGTTTGGCATTATAATTTCCATCCAATAATATAATTGTGGATAAACCATATCAACGGTTTGTTGACGATATTCATAAATAAACCATGAATGCGGATTAATTGGTACTTTATGATTGAAATTTTCGTGTACAAAAAGCGTCTTTCCGTCTCGTTTTTCAATATTAATAAAAAACCCTAAATTTGGAATTGAGTGAGTTCCATTACGGAAAATGTTGTCTACTACTAATTTTCGTTCCATCAAGGCAAGGGCGCGAAAACTCAGAATATTTGAACCATGTTTTAAAATATGTTTTGAAGACATGTTATATTAATAAGTTGTAGTGGTATCTTTAAACAGATGAATACAACTCTTTTAAAGTACGAGCCGATGGGTCGGTTGCTCCTGGAATCCAACGTGGAAGCCACATATGAGGAATCACAGTTGCAGCCTTATCACCGTAAGCTTCTACGAAAATCTGACGATACCAGCGTGCTTCGTCGGTATTAGGTGGGTTATGTTCGTATTGTTGTTCGTTGGAGTTGAGTGTTTTTGATGCGTATTCACTTGCTCTCAAATACCAAGAATCGGCGGTTGAACTAACACCATCACTAAATGCTTCTTTCTTTCTCATTAAGACTTCCAATGGTAAAAAAGCGTCGTGTACGAACGCTTCTCTCAAAATAAACTTTTCTTGTACTATTCCACGACCTTCCGCATTTTCGTGTTTTGGTCGGCGTAAATAAGTATCAATAGCACGCCATGTGGCGACTACGTTCTTATCCAAAAACGGAGTGCGAGCCTCTAATCCATGTGCCGCCATACAACGATCGGAACGCAGGACATCAAACAAATGAATTTCATGTAAGAGTCGTTCCGATTCCGCTTCAAATTCTTCATCACTAGGTGCCTTGTAAAAATATAAGTATCCGCCGCCGATTTCGTCGCTACCGTCCCCATTGAAAACCACCTTAATATCGGTATTCTCCTTGATATATTTACCGATGAGCCAGTTACCAACTGAAGCACGGACCGTAGTAATATCGTACGATTCTATATCTCTAACAACCTGTGGAATGGCATTCAAAAAGTCTTCTGGTGAGACAACCACTTCGTGATGTTCCGAATCAATGAATTTGGCGACCATTCTAGCGTATGCGAGGTCGGTTGATCCAGGCATTCCAATGCTGAAAGTATGAAGTTTCTTATCTTTTAATCGTAATTCACGGGCCGCTATTGCTGCTATGAGCGAACTATCTAATCCGCCGCTCAGGAGGGCGCCAATAGGACGGTCGCTCAAAAGGCGTTTTTTAACTGCTGCGAGGAGTGCTTCATGGAGACCTGCTTTGGCGAAGGAGGGACATTCAGGATGTGCAAAAATCGCCAACTTTGTATGCGGGATTTCGTGATACTTATGTTCTGATATGAGGGCGCCAGTGGTTAGATTGTATTGACGCCATGTTCCAGGTGGAAATGGTTCCACGGTATTATATCCTTGTGGAAGTGCTTTGATTTCCGAGGACCAGATACGACCGCCGCCAGGATAAACTGCTTGAAAAAGTGGACGGACTCCATATGGGTCACGTGCCACAAGAAGGCTGTTTGTGCCAAGATCTACGTTCACAAAAGCGAAAACACCGTCAAGAGTGCGTGCTAGTTCAGTAGGTTGGAGTAACTTTGATAAATAAGGGATAACTGCGCAGTCGCTAGTTCCTTCTGGAAGTGGAAGATTCCAGCGTTTTTGTAATTCTTTATAATTGTAGATTTCGCCGTTGCAAATGGTAGCGGTTTCAGAATCAATCATGAAAGGTTGCTGGCCAAATGGAGTCAATCCATTAATGGCGAGACGTGTAAATCCCAATAAAACACCGGATACATCTTCCAAAGTAATATATTCGGGTCCACGGGGTGTAAGTTTTTTAACATATTCTAATGCCTGCTCGCTGGTTAAGTTTGAAAGTAGTGCGGCCCAAATTCCACACATTATTCTAATTTATGGAAATTGGTTAGTTTGCTTTTTTAAACGAGCCGTTTGATTATACTACGGCAGTTATTGGGGAGTCGCGTTTATCATCTGGTTGCTTCTCCGACGCTAACGGTTCGGTAGGTTGTGCTTCATCAGCTAAGTTGGTCTCACCTTCCATTGGAACTTGTTCGCCTGATGGTGTCGCATTGGCGGCAGCTCGTATTTCCCAATTGATTGCATGGAGTGCCTGAGCGGTATCACGTCCGTTCATGAAACTAACAGCCTCCTTCCAATCAATCACTTTACCATGAGGTCGTAAGTCATTAATATAATGTGTGTGAAGTCCAAATACAAATGGACGATATTTAGCGGGCACCGTATTACTAGGCATACTGCGCACCTTGAATACATCGTTGTAAATATGATATACTGCGGCTGTTATTTGCTTCCATTTATCAATAACTCTCTTTGATGGAATGCGTTCTTCAGGATAAATAGCAAGATAGTGGCTAAGTGTATTTGAGCGCCAAAGAGAGAGCCAAAGGAAGTCGCGACGGGCCGAATTGCCTCGCATCTTACGAACTTGGTTATATGACGATGTTCTGATTTTCCAGCGTTTATTCACGCCCCGCTTTACCACATATCCTTGAGTGTTATGTTTGAATTTAGCATTATCTAACAAAAGACGTACTCTTAAATCATCCCAATTGGGTAAAGTTACCGGTTTTACATCAAATTGTGTTTTTTCACCGAGGGCTGCGGTAAGTTCGCCTCCAGCATAGCGTTGCTTCTGGACACAAACAATAGTTGGACTAGGAATACTGACAACGACTCGGTTTTCAGGATGTTGGAGTACCCAAGTGTATTGGATCTCTGGATTAAGAGTATCTAAGAATGCCTTCCAACTATCTTTTTTCGGTTTCAAACTGACAGAGATAGCCTCTTTGAAAAGCGTTATGAAACTTTTAGTTTGGCTGAAGAACCGACAATTAGCATCTAGAGTTGAACGGGTATGAAAGCGCCATTCCTTATTGTATTCGTCGTAGAATCCACAAATCATAACACCATCAACGAATGGTTCAATGGTATAATCGGTTATAGGAGTATCTTCTGGCAAATCTTCGCCATTCTCGCTCTTCATAGGAGCGATACTGACAGGAATGTTCTTAGAGACGTCCCATACAACCGAGCGAAATGCACGAACGTGTGGAAGTTCTAAATTACTTTTACCCTTCACGTAGCGAATGAGTGCGAAAGGTTGTTCGGTTGTGTGATTATCATCAATGCGAAGGAAGCCACCCGCTTCGCTTTTAAGAAAGGAGGAAAGAGCATACCATGTGGGATATTGTGTTGAAAGGGAGGAAAAGACGGACATTTGGAGGAGGATGAAAGTAATTATATTAGATTCGGTTATGTTCTTTAAATTTTAAACGATGATGTTATCAATTTTTTCCTAATAGGCCTAAAAGAGACATTTTCATACATTAGAGATGGACTTAGAAAACGTGCCCGAATTGGGCGATTGGGTTACAATTATTAGCGATAAATATGGAACCACCTCTGGTCGCATCGTTTATCGTGATGAAAAACTCATCCGTATTCGTCCTACTGAGTCGCGAACAACTGGTGTAGACTTTCCACTTGATCCAGAAACCGGCCTATTCAACGAGGCACTCGGCGTTCAGCAACTCCAGATTCACCAAAAGCGTAAGTATGCTCATTTTGCCTTACAATTGTCGGTCCTCAAAGGCAATGAATTAGAATTCTTTAGCAACGATGGTAAACTTGTCGGTACTGGAACCGTAGACCGTATTATTGCTACCGATGATAATGACGCCATCGGTTTAGCTGACGGAACAATCATAAACTTTGACTTCATCGGTCCTCCTCCACCATACGATATAATATCACCTATGACAGCACCCGCTCCACCTGAAAATAATAGTGAATCAGTCGCAGAACCAATAGAAGAAACCGAAGAAGAAGTATCCCCGGAACTAGATTACGTAGAACCCGCTTCTCTCATTGAGGAAATTCCTACAGAAGAACAAACTTTTGACGACGACACTCAGCGAGAAGATATGTTTTTGGGGCTTTTAGCTTTAGAAAAAGAGTCGGCCAAACGCAATCCAAAAGTGAATCAAAAACTCTACAATCTCACCGATTTGATGCTCGCTATGAAGAATTCGTTGGTAGTTCGTGATCCTGCCGGTGCTATTCGTCCAAATGTTCCATCTACCTCCTACGTAATTGACTCGCTTCAGGACGTTTTAGAAAAGAATCGCAGCGGAGATTCTCTTCGTGCATTTCTACCAGTTATCGGTGTCAAAAAAGTTCTATACACAGACGACCCACAGCCAATTGAGAGAAGTGATATAGTGACTCGTTCCGATGTTTCAACTTTAATAGACTTCTCAGATCACGAATTACGTTTCTCTAAAGATACTACTGACGATGCCTTCATAAATTATATCAACGCTACGCTACGAACAATAGAAGCGTATGTTCCTGCTACCGCCTCTGATAAGCGAATTTTATACGATATGGATGTACTTCGTTCCCAATTGCCACCTTTGCCTGTTGATGGTTTCGGTTACGATATAGTACCTGATGCCGTTGACAAACAGCGACGCTCTATAGCACTAACATCCGACTCTATCGGCAATATTGATAATCGCTACGTTCGTCTAATTTCCGCATCATACATTCGTAATCCAACTACTGGTAAAATAACAGTTGTTGCACCCGCTGATTCTGGTGATATAATCTCACAAATAATTCTGAGCAGCGATATATTACAATTCCGTTCTCCTATTCGCTCTAGCGTTCTTTTATGGGATATCGGTGCCAGTGAATTATCACGCAGTATCGCAGGACGATTCTACAAAACTCTCATCAATACATGGCAGTCTCAGACTATTTACGATCCAGATACTGCTTTATCACTTGGCGACTTTTTAGCGGACCGCCTACCTACAGCTACCTCTTTTCACGACCAACAACTCACAACTGTTCTTGATTCCCTCGGCTTTCGCAACTTAGAAATCTCTACAACCGCTTTTGAACCTATCAAACGAGTAATTGATATCGGTATAGCCGCATGGCAGAATCGTTACAGCGAACTTATAAAAGCGGCCAAGGCGGCTCGTAGTGTAGAGACTGTGCCTGCTATCACTCCGCTTCTAACAGATAGTTCAGCTCTTCTTAAAAAAGAGACACTCTCTGACGAACTTATCAAAGCGTATCTTGACCGTCGCATGGCGAACGAAAATACACTCAAAACATACGATTTTAATATTGTAAATGCGCTTGTAAATGCGGCAGGTAAAACACTCGGACCATACTACTTCTCTGTCGCAGCCGGTGCTGCCGATACTAGTGCAGCGAACACATATACCGCCGAATCACTACGCATCAAACGAAACATTGAAAATCGTGAAAAAGAGGTCAGTGTATTTCAGGCGGAACCAGATATAAACACCTGCGAACACGTGAAAGAATTTGAAAAAGTTATGGGAATTCGCAAGGACGACCAACGAATGGCAATATTTCGTAAGTTTCTAAATAAATACCAAGCCGGCCAGAGAGATAACTTTATCACCTGTAATGTATGCGAACGTAATTTAGTATGTAAGCACGAAGCACTGTTACTTAATGAATTCTTACATCCAGAACGAAAAGACGCACTCCATAAGTCGCTACTTCTTGAATTCGCCGGTCCAGTGTATGAAGGCTCATACATTTGTAAAAACTGCGGACAGAAGATACAAGAGTTAGAATACGATACACATTTAGAATTTGACGATGAAGGGCGACCTCTCGTTGGACGTAGTGTTATTCCTGAAGAAGATATGGAAGTTGAACAGACTATGGCCGATGTTATTTTAGCCGACGAAGCGAGTGAAAAGATTCCTTTCACCGAACCGGCCGATATCAAAACATATATGTTGGCACGTACAATTTTTGAACGATGCGGATATGTGGCGAATCTTGATATGTACAAACGGGTCGTTAACAGCGCTAAAGACTTCATTAGAGAACGCGTACAAAGTCAAAAAGCGTACGAAACGGCCATTATGAGTTTACCTCCCAAGAAACGCGAAGGTGCTCTCAAATACGAAACATTCTTCGCAAATTATCAAATCGGTGTACTCGGTGCCTTGGTTGTTCTAGAAATCCAAACATCTGATATCAATATACCTTTTCCCGCACCAGGTTGTACCTTCTCTCGTAGTGGTGTACCAATTGACGGAGATGACTACGCAACCGTAGGAAACGGCACGGTCAATTATGTCGCCTGTGCAATTGCCAATATATTCCGCAAAGACGAACCATGGAGCAAGAGCTCTTGGCATACAAAAGTTGGTAGCAAACGCC